CTGTAGCTCCAGTTACTGCCATTACTTTAGACATTTGTTTATCAAAATCCATAGTTGTTTTTATAGCAGCTAATCCTAAATCAGCAATTGGTTTAGTAACATATCGTGTCATAGTAGCTCCTGCACTTCTTAAACCAGCACTCACTGCTCCTACAACTGAACCAAAATTACCAATTGCACTACCTGTACTTTGAGTTTGTCCACTTAACCTTCTAATTACATCTCCTAAGTTTCGAATAGAACCTGAAGTTCTCTCTCCACCTTGTTGATTAATCCTTAATAATAGCTCTTCAACCGTTGCCAATACAGCACCCCCTTTACAAACTATTTTTACCTCTTGACATAGCCTCTTCTATAGGAACCGCTCCATCGACATCTAATCCTTTTCCTTTAATATCAGCTCCATGCATTTTAGCATTATTTTTATCTCTTCTCATTATACGGGTTTCAGCTCGTTTTTTTAAAAGAACTATTTGCTCTTTTGTTAATGTTAATAAATAATCAAGCCTCCACCCGTACTCTGACATTAAAAAGTCAAAAACCCCTGCCCAACCATAATCTGGTTCAGCTTCAATTTTTATCTTAGATTGTTCGACAGAGCGATCAAGTTTTTTATGTAACCATAATTAATCTCCATCGATTTTATTATGATTTTTATTACGTCATCTTTTGATGCTTTATTTTCTCTTATAGATTTTAATGTAATTTCACCTTTAGTTGCTAGATTTGCTAAAGAAATTAAATCGTTCCTTAATAGACTTAAAATTACTTCCATAATTTTATCTATATCCATTCCTTTTCCTATATCCATCTTAGTGAAGTTTCTAAATTTTCCTAATACTCTAGCTACTTCATCTTCAAATTTATTTGAATCATCCCATTCTAAGGCTTTCACACTCACTACTGTTTTTCCAAAAAACATTTCTTCGCCTTTATTCATCAATATTTCTCTTTCAGATCTAGCTTTAAATTTATTATATACATCTTCTTTTCGTTTTTTATCCATTACAATTCTCCTTTTTTTATGCAGTTTCAAATTCTATATAAGCGTTATCAGCCATACCTGTTTTATCGTCTCTTGCTCTAACATCTTTTGCTACAACACATACATATTTTTGTGATGTAGTTAAAGATGCTCCTGGTGTAAGTGTAACTTCATCAGTATCTGTTCTAGCCACTGTACATGTTACTCCTTCACCTGTAACAGAATCAATTAATATAAAATTACCTAAATGTACAGATGTTGCATCTACATCTCTATTAAATGTAATTACAATTGGATCATCTAAAGGATGCGCTGAACTTTCATCTGATGGGTCTGAAGTACTTACAGCTAAAGTAGGTGTAGTACCTGTAACATCTGCAGTTTCTTCTAAGAAATATCCTAATTGTTTTCCTTCATCTTGAGTTGTATCTGCTACTGCCATTGCTACAAGTTTAATTCCACTTTTACCATCTTTAGTAAATGCAGTTTCAATTTCAGGACTAAGATTAACTTTTAGCAATCTTACTTTTATAAATAGATTTGCTGCATTTCTTTTTGCTGCTTGGTATTCTAAAACATAATCTGTTAAAACTCTAGTTCCACCAAATTCTATTTTACTAGAACCTTTAGTACCTGCTCCGGCTGAAGTTACAGTTACATCTCCACCATCACCTGTTGATGCACCATTTTTACCTATAGCATATGCAAATTTTTCTGCTGATAATTCACTAAGTATAGTTTCAAATTTACATTCTTCACCTGGAACATAATACCCTACAGGTGCAAGAATCTGATCTACTGTTATTGGTTCTAAAGCGGCATTATATGTTAATGTTGCTCCATCAGAACAAAATCCTAAATCAATAGAACCTGCTGCATCTGGATTTAAATATAAATAACCCGCTCCAACATGAATCTTACCTGCTGTTCCTGCCATGTATACTCAACTCCTTTACGATATTATATATCTTATATCTACTTTATTTAAGCAACCTTCAGCTAATCCAAAATCAGTTGTATATAAATCTGAATATTGAACATTTCCTACTACAGGTGAATGAAGATTAGGTGGCCAATAGCCTTCATTTCTTAACACTCTTTGAATACCATCACCATATCTAACAATTGTACGATGTAATTTTCCTTCATCTTCATTTACTGCCCAAGTTATTATATCTAAAACAGCTGACCTTTCTTGATAGCCATATTGATCATCTTTGCTATAAGAATAGTTTGCTTTTACAATAACTGTAGGAAATAACGTTAAAACCATTGGGTCTCTATCTCCAAATTTATATTCTTGAGGTGTAGGTGTAACGAAAGAAGAATTAGATTCTCCCTGTATTGTTATTAGCATATTTGGAAGATATGTTTCTAACATTTCAATAGCCGAATCAATTGCATACTCTACATTCATTTATACACCTCCATTTAATTGCCTAAAAATTTCTGTATGTGCTATTCTAACCCATCTTCTTTTTTGTGGATCAGTTAAATCAACTACTTTTCTTTGTGCCATTTTACGTGTGCCTCTTTGATGAAATATTGCTTTTTTATCTCTAGTACCAATCTCTAAAGTGTCTTTTGTTATTCTTTCTACATGACCACTACCTCTTGTACTTAGAGATTTCCTTAAATCACCTTTATATGTAAGTATTGGTTTATTACCTACTTTTAGTGCTTTTAAAGAAGCGTATCCTGGTTTTAATGGTGCCCAAGCGCTATTTCCTTCAAATGCTCCACTTGAATTAAAAATATTTTCCTCTGTCTCTCTAAAATCGTCTGCCATTTCTTTAAAGGCATCTCTAAAATCATCTACATCATCCGCTAATATATCTAAAAATCTTTCTAATTGTAAAGCTCCATCTACTTGAAAACTTAATCTAAACATTTAATCACCACTGACTTTCTCCTAATTCCCATATTGCAGTTGGTGCATCATTTTCATCATCACCATGTGCAGTATATGAATAAAATTTTCCATGTGTAAGTGTTAATTTATCACTATTAGGTAGATCAATTTCTAAATTAAGTATCTTATCTAATCTTTCTGTTGCATCTTTTCTCCATTGACTAACTACTTGAGGTATTTGACCTGATGCTTGCAAAACTAAAACCTGAGCTGCTTCAGATGCCGCAAATCTAGCTGATATATATTTAAGAATATTATTAATATCATCACTACTAGTTATTGGAACTGTATACAATCTTTCAAGTTTTGAATCAATGTAATTATCAGCATCAGGTATATACTCATTAGTTAAGTCACTTATTGTAATTTTAGATGATGTACTAAAGGTTACCCATTTAATTAATCTTTGTATATCTGTATAATCACAATATGCCATATCAAACACCTCATTTTCTTCATTAAGCTAAAGCGACTGCTGTAACTGTAGCTCCTGCATCTAAAGGTTTATACCATATTTCAAAAGAAGCTGTTGCATCATTAGTTTGCGCATTATCTGCTTCTGATTTAATGTCTATTGTACCTTCAGCTAATACTACACTTTTAGCCATTGATGGTACAATAGAAGGTCCAAATTGTAAAGCATCTGTTGCTGTACCTGTTATACTAAAAATAGTACCTACAGGTGCTGCATCTAATGCTCCAACTGCACACATATTTGTATCAGTATCCCCTACTGTTGGATTATAAATAAATTGTACATCTGCACTTTCATTATCTACATCCCCATCACAAACTTCTCCTTCAATATGTGTAATTTCAACTCTACCACCAGCTATTGTAAAGATAGCATTTTGTACTCCATCAAGTACATCAGCCTTAGCTCTAGTTACTTTAATTCCTTTTCTAGAATCATATTCTGAATTGCTACCTACTATAGCTGACCATAATGTTTCTCCAGCTGAATCAGGATTGCCAAGTAATGCTAATATAGTTTTAAGATAAGTTCTTCCTGACGCATTTCCTACGTCATTTTGAACATTTCTCATTAACCTTGTTAACCTAAAATTACCCAAATTTATTACCTCCTTTGCATTAATTACCAGCAGTACATTGTATAATATTATATAAGTATTACTGGTAGTACATTCTATCATATCAATATTTTGAGGACCTTTGATTTGTATAAATAATATAAATATATTATATTAAATAACCAAAGGTCTCATAAATAATGATATTAAGAGATACAAGCTTCTAATACATAGCCCAAATCTGAACCTGTAATTTTTTCATCATAGCACATGAAAGCTTCTATTTTATCAGAATGATGATCTTCATCTCTCCATCTTCTTACTCCTCTAATTTTACCATCTCTTGGCCATACAAAAGTATAACCTGCTGAAGGAGTATCTAAAGCTGGAGCTGGAGCAACATGTCCAATCCACACATCTCCTGACCATACTCTAGAATAAGAAGCTGTAACGCCATAATCAGTTGTATTTTTAATCGCTCTACCTACAAGAATTTTATCAATTCCTGTTAGTGATCTAAGTACATCTAAAGTAGCTGATCTCATACCTGTTACTGGCATTCTATCTAATAATTCTGGATGATGTTTCAATTTCTTCCATACATCGTTAGATATAACCATTGTATTAGCCATCTTACCAGAAGAATCTTCAACTGCATCAATAGCAGTTTCTATATCTGATAATGGATAACTATTATCATAATCATCCCATAAATTTGAAGGTGTAGCTGAATTATCCCAATTAGCAGTTGTCATACACATTGCTTCAATTCTTGCTTCATATTCTAAAAGGATTTTATCAGTTACAAAGTTTACTTTATTAGCTTCAATATTAAGAACTGAATCTGCATTGTCCTTAGTTTCATCTGCTAAAAGAGTATGTTCTGCTACTTCTTCACAGTAGTAAGTGTCACTTGATAGTGAGAATCCGCTACCTTCTGACCTACCACCTGGTGCTCTTTTCTTTGCTGTATTTCTGAACCAATCTCCCTTAGTGAAAATGTAAAATTTATCACTTTGCTTTTTTACATTTACATATGGAAAAACTTGTTCAGCTATGTACATACCATTTCTATATGCAATACTCAGATTGGTCATAATCTGATCTATATGTACATCATTATGAGTCGGTGTCATCTATATCTCCCCTTTACTTGTATACTTATTACTTTTACTATTACTTTCAATTTTAGCCTACTCCATACATACAACCTGGTGTCAACAATACTGAAATTATTTGATTAGCCACTCCATCTTCTCTTGCAATTGCTGGAGAATAATCATGATCTGCTGCTACAGGAATTGCATGACCAGATGCATCAGAACCAAGTCTTTCACCTGCATCAATTGTATCACCTGCAACAACATTAGAAATACCATAAACCATTACTTCAGCTGGTTTTCCCGCTGCATCAGGATCATTTTGAAGTATTCCATAAACTAGTCCATTATCTCCTGCAAGATTTACAGTTCTTGAATCAGATATCACAACAAAATGATACTGATATGAACTTAGATCTGCAGCAGCCAACATACTATCAGAAAATAATTTGCTTTGTCCTGCCATTATCTAACACCTCTTTCCTTTTGCATTTCATTAAACAATGCTGTATGTTCCTTTTCACAGAATACTAAAGCATCAGTATAATTAATATTCTTTTCTTTCATAGTTTTCATTACTTGTTCATCAAACTTAGCTGTTGAACTTTTTTCTGCTTCACCATTACCTCTTTCTGAACCAGCTTCACTAAGATCAATTACTGGTTGTAAAGTAGATATTAGGTTTTTAGCCATTTCTTTGTCTGAGAAATAAAGCTTTTTGTACTGTTCTGCTGTAGCTTTAGTCATTTTACCTTCTGAAAGTGCTTTAGTTTCAATAGCTTCCCAATCTTTTTCATCAAGAGCTTTTTCAACATTATCTAATCTTTC